TTGGCGTTGCACATATGCAATTTCTTACCTTCTTCGAGGTAGACAGGAACCGTTTCATCTCTCCCACCGACTCTGATGAGAACGCCATCAACCGCCCCGCGTTGATAGATGGAGTCAAATTTTTCAATGCAGTACGCGCCGTCGATTTTTTGCATCGTCGGAATTTTCTTCATTCGCTATCACTTTCCCCAAGGCACACCCCTGTGCTACTTTCAGAGCACAGGCTAGTGCCCAAGACGCCCGACCACGAATCCGGCGCCACGTGCTCATTTCTCCGTCTCATCCTTGGACTTTTTCGAGCGGGTGATCTTTCGCTCGACCAGCTTAAGCCAGTCCTTTAGGTCCTGAATGCTTTCGGCACTCAGAGGTGTGGGCCATTGAATTACAGCCCTGCCTTCTGAAAGAGAAAACACATCCTCTTGCATGCCTGCTTTCATTGGTTGGGCTACCGGAGCGACATCGCTGGGCCAGTTTGCCTCAGGCTCATCGCCCTTACTTCTCATCGGTTTGCCGGATTCTTTCGATTCTTTCATTCGGATTTCTCCTCCAGCTCGACGGCCTCGGCCCGGCCGGCCCTACTCAGACACGACCGAACGAATCTTGAAACCAATCGCGCTTGGCCTGCGGCCTTCTTTCTTGGCTGCCTGATATTCTTCCTCGCAGCACACCGCCACGGTATCTTCTCTGACCGACACGATGCGCCGGAGCAGCACGGTCCCGCCCCACGCTCTAACTTTGACCTGCGAACCAACTTCCAATCGCGGCTTTTTCATGAGCCGACAAAAACGTGCCAGACGTAGTTGCCAATGAAAGACGTTCCGAGATACTTTCCGGATCGAGGCCGCGGCTCTCCGGTTCCGACGATCCAAAACCGCCGATATTCGAGGCTGGGCTCTTCAGGATCAACTTCAGCCCATAAACAAATCCGTCCGAGCTGCTCGTGCACGCAAAGGATTTGTGCGCCAGCTGGCAGGCTGACAGTTTGCTCTTCTCCGTCCAGAGGAAATTTCCAAATGGTTTTCATACGTGCAGGGCCCTCGAAACTGCGCGAGTTCCTCCGTGGCTCGATTCGCCGCTAACCGCAGCGCCAGAAACATTTTTGTCGCGGGATGCAGTCTCTGCCTTCCCCAACACGCGGGCCCTGCGATTCGATTCTAGCCTGTGAGCAATCCACAGCCGCAGGCAAATGATGTCCCGGGCCATTACGATGTCTTCAGTTGAGAATCTGAACACTCTCCAGCCCAGCGCCGCGGCCGTGTTGTACTTGTCGAGATCGCTCTGGTAGTGCGCTCCGCGAACGTGCCCGCCCACAGTCATCTCGCCGCGCGCATTCCGAAACGGAAAAATCCCTCCCTCGATCTCGATCGCCACGCGCAGCCGCGGCACCGCGTAATCGAATCGCCATTTGCGGCGCGTGTCGAATCGCAGCTCCGGCTCCCACGGAACGAGCCCCAGCTCGTTCAAGTGAATCTCCATCAGCAGCTCCGCCTCAGTTGGCTTTTTCATATGTCGATGCGACGAGAGATTTTGCTTCGTCGTATAGAATTCGTGTCTCGTACTTGAGCTTCTGAGCTTCGGCTAGATGGGACTTACACTTTTCGAGCCGCTTGCTGTTTCTCGAAATTTCCCGCCTGGCGATCCGACTCGCCCAGATCATGCCCACCACGCCGATCCAAAGCCAGATCGTCAAAAACCAGTCGAGCCAATTGGCGGCGTGCATCACAGGATTCCACGCATCCTGCGAATCTCGCCTATCTGCTTCGATGTGGTGTCGCTCCCCTTTTCGTTTGAATTCTCCCCGTCCGAATCCTTTTCGATCTTCCGAAGCGAAGTGGCAGGAAGGCTGTCGCGATGGCGATTGCCTTCCGCATCGAACCAATCAAAAAGCACGGATACGTTTTTGGGATCGTGATATCGACCTAACTCAACGTCTGAGGCCACCGTCAGAAGTGGGCCGCCGCTTGCCAATTGAACTACCTCGCCGGCTGAAAAGTTCATCCCAGCAATCCCTTCTTGCGCAGCTCGCGCTTTTGCTCTTCAACCGGCCGCGACGGCTTCGCGCCGGGCACAATGCTCAGTTTCTTCGCCACTCCCGCCAGCTCCGCCTTGATCGCCTCGCGATCGCTCTCGCTCATCGGCGTCTCGTCGTACTTCGCAAACGTCGACGGCGTCGACCACGCGTCCTCGAACTCCTCGTGGATCCGCAAAATCGTGGCTGCCTTCGGAATAAAATCTTGCGTCTCCATCGCCCGGCGGCACGCCCGATCGATCTGCCCGGGCGAAAGATGCCCCAGAATTTCCCGGTAGCAGTCGGCCGAGGTCTTCGTCACCGGCTGCAGATAGTGCTCCGCGAAGCGGGTCAGCCACACTCCCAAAACCACTGAAAAGCGCTCGCGCGATGTTTTCTCGGCTGCGGCTAAATTCTCGCTCTTTGAAACTCTGCTGTGATTGCTCATGCTTCTCGCTCCTCGGCGCGTACACATCCGGATAATTTTTGCGAATCGATTCCTGCAATATCTCTTCGGGTGAATGCCCCTGGGTCTGGAACAGCGCGAGCCTCTCCAGGATCGAATCCGCTCCCTGCTCGGTCAGCGGCTTCCCGATCGCATTGCGCATCTCCCGAAACTTTTGCCAGGTTCTTACACAGAGGTTCAGGTGCTCGGTCGCGGGCTGGCTCGGTGCAACGCTCGGAAGAAAATCTCTAATGCTTGAGGATGGTTTACTCTTACTCTCTTTTCTACTCTGCTTGGACCGTCCATTTTTGGTCACGTCCGAACCAAAAGTGGACGGACTAGAACTAGGGGTGATCGACCGTTTTTGGACGGTCTGACCGTCCATTTTTGGTCGAGATTCCTTCATTGGAAGCGAGCGCTGCAGGCCATCGAATTTCTTCGGATTGCACACCCGGATGCGCAGCTTTTTTCCGTTGAGGTAGGCGAGCTCGACGTAGCCTTCGGTGACCAGCCGCGCCATCCATCGCCGCAGCCGCCGCACCGGAAATCCGCGGTCGCGCTCGATGTCCTCGTAGGTCACTGGCGCGCCGCCCAGCACCAGCCCGTTCGAGCGCGTCTGCCGGTCGACCAGCCACCCAAAAAGCCAGACCGCCTCGCCCATCCGCGCGCGATGCTCTTCCGTGAAAAGCCCCGAGTACAGCCCCGTGTTCCCGCTCCTCATTCGCTTAGCCCTTTCAGGAATTCGTAAACCGCGACCGAAACCATCACCAGCGTGATCGTGGTCGCCAGAATCTTCGCGATGATCAGCGGCAAATTCACGCGGCACCTCGCGCCCGCCACACAATTGCTTTCGACCTTCGGCCCGGTCCCGATCGGCGCTCGCCGGAATCGACCACCAAACCCTTCTCAACCAGCGGACGCATCCGCGGAGACACCGAAACCAGCTCGACATTCAGCAGGGCCGCGAGCTCGCGCGTGGTCATTCCCCCGTTCGATCGCAGCGCCGCGAGCACGCGCGCTTCGAGATCCACCACTGGAACAGTTCGCGCCGCCGCTTTGCTGGTCTTCGGATCGGTTCGCCGCGCCCGCGCAAACTCCGGCGCCGGCTGATCGAAAAGCCCCGCCTGTACCGCCGCGCTCATCAGCTCTCCACCACCGGCCGGTAATTGGCCGTCTCGAATCCGAAGGTCCACGCTACGGCGTCATCGGCTCGTTTAATCGAAGGCGGAACACGCAGGAAATACTTTCGGCCTGTGGAGGAGCAGGTAACCCGGACCGCGTTCACGCAGCCGTCGGGATCGCCGAACACGCCGATCGAGAACAACTCCCCCATTTCATGGGCGTGGACGAGCCTGGCATGGCCCTCGACGATGAAGCGCTCCACGCCCATGCGCTCGATCATCACCCGCCTGATTTCCGCGTTCCGCTCGGTGAGTGCGCGTTCGGCGGTGATCAGCTCGGGCTGCTCGATCACTTCCCGGGGCACCTGAACGCCCTTCCAGAACCAATAGCGAGCCCCGTCAGGCCAGGAGACGGCCGGGGCATAGTCGCAGTGCAGCCGATCGTTCTCGATGCGTATAACCGGCCGCGCGACGGCAATCACTTCATCCCTGAGAACCCAGAACGCCCAGAGCCCTGCCTCGTGGGCGTCTACAAACGGCAGCCAAATTCCAATGTATATATCAATCGCCGCGCTCTCCGCCACGCTCCTCGCCGCGCTCCTCGCCGCGCTCTCCGCCGCGCTCCTCGCAGCGCTCCACGCCACGTTCCACGCCACGCTCCTCGCCACGATCCACGCCGCGCTCTCCGCCGCGCTCTCCGCCGCGCTCCCCGCCGCGCTCCACGCCACGTTCCACGCCGCGCTCCACACCGCGCTCCTCGCCGCTCTCTCCGCCGCGCTCCACGCCACGTTCCACGCCGCGCCCGTCGCCACGTTCCACGCCGCTCTCTCCGCCGCTCTCTCCGCCGCGCTCCACGCCGCGCTCCTCGCCGCTCTCTCCGCCGCTATCTCCGCCACGCTCCACGCCGCGCTCCTCGCCGCGCTCCTCGCCAGGTTCCACGCCACGCTCCACGCCGCGCTCCTCGCCGCGCTGAACGCCGCGCTCCTCGCCACGATCAACGCCGCTCTCCACGCCGCGCTCTCCGCCGCGCTCCTCGCCGCTCTCTCCGCCGCGCTCCTCGCCACGGCGTAGCCTTGCTCCGCGTCCGCAACCCAGCGGACGCGGAGGGGTTTTAACCCGAGCGCTTCGAAATGCTCGCGGAGCGCTCGCTCGGCCTTGGCCTTATCGAGGTGCTCAGGGCGTTTTTTGAGGCGCTCGATGATTTCGAGCGCTTGTGTGCAGATCTCGGCCATGTCAGTCGACCGCCGCGCTCATCAGCTCTCCACCACCGGCCGGTAATTGGCCGTCTCGAATCCGAAGGTCCACGCTACGGCGTCATCGGCTCGTTTAATCGAAGGCGGAACACGCAGGAAATACTTTCGGCCTGTGGAGGAGCAGGTAACCCGGACCGCGTTCACGCAGCCGTCGGGATCGCCGAACACGCCGATCGAGAACAACTCCCCCATTTCATGGGCGTGGACGAGCCTGGCATGGCCCTCGACGATGAAGCGCTCCACGCCCATGCGCTCGATCATCACCCGCCTGATTTCCGCGTTCCGCTCGGTGAGTGCGCGTTCGGCGGTGATCAGCTCGGGCTGCTCGATCACTTCCCGGGGCACCTGAACGCCCTTCCAGAACCAATAGCGAGCCCCGTCAGGCCAGGAGACGGCCGGGGCATAGTCGCAGTGCAGCCGATCGTTCTCGATGCGTATAACCGGCCGCGCGACGGCAATCACTTCATCCCTGAGAACCCAGAACGCCCAGAGCCCTGCCTCGTGGGCGTCTACAAACGGCAGCCAAATTCCAATGTACTTATCAATCGCCGCGCTCCTCGCCACGATCCACGCCACGCTCTCCGCCGCGTTCTCCGCCACGCTCTCCGCCGCGTTCTCCGCCACGCTCCACGCCACGCTCGCCACGCTCGCCACGCTCAACGCCGCTCTCTCCGCCGCGCTCCTCGCCGCTCTCCTCGCCGAGCTCTCCGCCGCGCTCTCCGCCGCGCTCCTCGCCGCTCTCCTCGCCGCGCCCTCCGCCGCGCTCCTCGCCGCGCTCCTCGCCGCGCCCTCCGCCGCGCTCCACGCCGCTCTCTCCGCCGCTCTCTCCGCCGCGCCCTCCGCCACGCTCCTCGCCGCGCTCCTCGCCACGCTCCACGCCACGCTCCACGCCGCGCTCCTCGCCGCGCTCCACGCCGAGCTCTCCGCCGCGCTCTCCGCCGCGCTCCACGCCGCGCTCTCCGCCGCGCTCCACGCCGCGCTCTCCGCCGCGCTCCACGCCGCGCTCCTCGCCGCGCTCCTCGCCACGCTCCACGCCGAGCTCTCCGCCGAGCTCTCCGCCGCGCTCCACGCCGCGCTCTCCGCCGCGCTCTCCGCCGCGCTCCACGCCGCGCTCCTCGCCGCGCTCCTCGCCACGGCGTAGCCTTGCTCCGCGTCCGCAACCCAGCGGACGCGGAGGGGTTTTAACCCGAGCGCTTCGAAATGCTCGCGGAGCGCTCGCTCGGCCTTGGCCTTATCGAGGCGCTCAGGGCGTTTTTTGAGGCGCTCGATGATTTCGAGCGCTTGTGTGCAGATCTCGGCCATGTCAGTCGATTACGTTGCGGATTTCGTCCGGAGCGTATTCGCGCTGGCGGACCACTTCGTAGCGTCCGGCCGGTAGAACGATCGGATGATGCTCCTCGTGAATGATCGACACGCCGCCTTCGGCGCTGACGTTAACGAAAAGTCCGTCCCCGATCTCGAGCACCTCGGCCGCGGCGAGGTCTTCGAGCCTGTGAATGTGCCCGGTAGCCTCGCCTTCGAGAATGTGACCCGTGGCCCTTCGGGTTCGCTTACTGTGCGGAAACCCCGATACCTCTTTGAACAGAACATCTCCTTGTCTCCACGTCTTCATTGCGTTTCCCTCCTCAGGAATTTTTGCAACCAACCTCGCTTCAATTACGCGCCGAACGACTGCCTCGTCGATCAGGAACTTCGAGCCGCGTTCCACCTGCGGCAATCGGTAGCCGGCGTCGATGAGCCACTGGCGCAGCGTTTGCCGTTTGACTGCCAGCTCCCGCGCGGCCTGGCTCAGGCTGATCAGATCGCCGCTCACAAATACCCCGATACCCATCTCACGATCCATAGAACAAGAGCCACGAGCGTGACAAACGCGAGCACATTCAACGCTCCTGCCACCATGGCGCAATTCACGTCGCTCATCGGCTGCCTTCCATCAGTGCGTTTTTCCGTCCACCGAGATCGGGGCTCGCAGCCCGTCGACTAGGTCGTGCATCAAGCTCGCTTGCCGCTGGTGAAGCGAAAAGTTTCCGAGGTAGAGCATGAACACGGTCCACTCGGTGTCGGTGAGATTGAGGGTCTGGTGGGCCAGCATCACCGTTTCGTAGAGGCTCTTCTTTTTCGACTTGCACTCATCGAGCAGCGCTTGCGCGCGATCGATCCAGCCCTCGCCCGTCTGGAAAGCGTGATTCGGGCAGCAGGTTCTGCCCGTCAAAAGCAGCTCTCTCACGCCGCACCTCGCTTCCCGCGTGACGGCGCGTGACCAAAAGTGACCGCACTTGACGGAGGGGCGGGGAGGGGGAGCTGACCATCCGTGACGGGGTGTGACGCGGCACGACGAGGCTTGACGAGGCTTTCCTTGCTGCCGGGGCTCTCGAGCCCGATCATCAGCAGGTGGCGAATCTGATCCTGGAAAGGCCGGTTGTGAATCTCAGCCAAGGCTCTGATCCTCTTCGCCATCTCCGCAGTCAGACGCAGCTGCATACGCTCGTCTTTGGTTTCGAGCATGGGGGCCCCTCGAATTCCGAGATCGATTACTGCTTTTTCTTGCGACGATCGTTTGAGACTGACACCGCTGCGGCCACTTCTCCGGCGGCAAACTTCTCAAGTTCGGATCTCGAGAACATCCTAGAGCCGCCGACCTTCTGGCCGTGCAAGATGCCCGCGGCCAGCAGTTCCCCTAACTTGCGCCTGGAAATCGAAAGCAGGTCGGCTGCGAACTGCGGCGTGAGCATCAGTCGCTCGCCTACAGGAACGGGGTTGGTGCGCTTCTCCCGCTTCTCCCGCTTCTCACTCACGCGGCCACTCGCATTCGGCCGATCTCCCGGAGCAAAAGCCCGTAGACCATTTGGCGCGGCTTTTCTCCCCGACGTTTCGCTGCAGCTTTCAGGGCACGCATTTCTGCTGGAGTAAGGCGAATCGTGAACATTTGGGATTTGAACGTTTTGTTTCTCATCGGTGGCGGAGTGTAGTGCAGAGATATTGCCCATGTCAAGCTCCTTGTGTTACTCGCGTAATACACAGAGAGATTCAAATTGAATTCACCTGCAACACGTAATACAGTCCCGGTCATGACTAGAAAAAGAAACGACTCGAAGCCTGTCTCTCTCCGGCTCTCGCCCGAGTTCAAACAGGCCGCAGAGTCTCTGAGCGAAATCCACCAGGCCAAGAACCTTTCGGACTACTTCAGAGGGTTGATTTTTATCGACGCCTTGCTGGCGTCGGGCCTGAGCGACCTGTTGGATCGACCCGCCTGGGTGACCAAGGACTATGGCGGGCTGATCCGGCGGGAGACCGAATCGCTTCGCGCCGAGCGGCGCCTGACTCGCGAGAAGGTCGGGGAGGAGACCAGCTCGCAGCTGCACACTGCGCTTTCGACTATTCTGGCCGACGCTCCGAAGACCGTTGTGGAAAAGGTTGTTGAGCTGCTAACTCAGAACGCCGGGAAATATGCACGGTAGGACAAATGAGCGCGTCCTGCCGCGCGGCGTCTTCGAGCGACCGCCTGGGAGCGGTATCTATTGGATACGTTACGCCATCGCTACGGGTCGCATGCGCAGAGAAAAAGTTGGAGGGTTGAAGGACGCCCAGGACCTGGTCGAGATTCGACGCGCGGATGTTCGGCGCCGGCGCCTGTTCCCGGATGACTTTAAGCGCCGCTCGACGCCCTTCACCGAGATCGCCGCGGACTTCCTCGAGATGAGCCGGATCAGCCACGCTCCGCGCAGCTACCAGACCAACCTGCAGCGTATGGAGCAGCTCCTCGTGGCCTTCCGGGGGAAGGATGCCGAGGCCATCACGCCGCAGGATGTAACCCGCTTCCTCGGCTCAGATCCCAATCGCTCGCCAGCAACGCGCAACCGCTACCGCGCGCTGCTCTCGGGCGTCTACAACCTGGCCGGCAAGAATGACAAGCTTTCGGTGAATCCCGCGCGCAAGGTCAAACAGCTCAAGGAAAACAACGAGCGGGTGCGCTTCCTAGAAGCCGACGAGGAGCTCCGGCTGCGCGAGGCGCTGGCCAGACGGCCAACGCACCAGGCCATCGTGGATCTCGCCATGCACACCGGGATGCGCAGAGGGGAAGTGTTCAATCTGAAGTGGCGGGACGTCGATCGAGAGAGGAAAATTCTTACCGTGGTGAAATCAAAGAGCGGACGGAAGCGCCACATCGCCCTCGACAAAGCGGCCCTCGCGGCGATTGACGAGCTCGAACGCGGCCGCACGCTGAGATCCATAGATCCAGTGCTGGCGATCAGCCAGGGCCGCCGCGCAGGCGATCACGTGAACTGGTTCGAGCAAGCCGTGAGGCGCGCCGGCATCGAAGATTTCCATTTCCACGACCTGCGCCACACCTTCGCGTCGCGCCTGGTCATGGCCGGCCGGCCGATCCGCACGGTCCAGGTCCTGCTCGGCCACAAGAACGTTAAGACCACTGAGCGCTACGCTCACCTCTCGGGGGCGCACATGGCCGAGGCCGTCGAGCTGGAGGAGAAATCCGAATGAGCCGGAACCGTCGCTGGTCCGAGACTGCTTTGTTCTTTCGCTGCCCGAACTGCCTCAGGGATTTCCTAGGGGAGCCAAGCCACGGTGTCGTCGAGCACACCTGCCGCTGCGGCACGAAAATTTGGATCCACCCGAAGGAGAGCCCCTCTGGCACCACAACTGACACCGAGCGAAAAGACGCGGGCGATCCCGGGAACATTTCCACAGAGAAAGTCACAGGGCAAAACGATGAGAAGTAAGAGCGATGAGCGTTGGTGGGCCCGCAAGGATTTGAACCTTGGACCAACGGATTATGAGTCCGTTCCGAGAGCCAAGTCACGCTTTGCGCTATCCTGCGCGGTCCTGCTTTACTATGCTCTAACGTGCCTGTTAGACTTACAGGCATCCCCACGGGCTACCGGCTGGCGAAGCATGCAGGTTAAGGCAAGATAGAGCACCTTAGCGCAAAAGGAACTAGCACCAGAACTGACACCAGTGTCCGGGGAGGATTCCGATGACGATCGCCAAAGTGCTCATTCTTGTCATTGTCGGGCTGATTCTCTATTTCTTGCCCGCGACGGTCGCCTTCAGCCGAAAGAAGACGAGCTCCGGAGCAATTTTCGCACTGAACCTTCTGGCCGGCTGGACGGTCCTTGGCTGGATCGGTGCGTTCGTGTGGGCCTGCACTCAGGATTCCGCGAGTCAAATAATCGTCGAACGCCAAGCGCCCATGGCGCCGCCGGCGCTTTGCTCCCAATGCGGAAAGTACTCGGCGGCCGGCGTGAAGTTCTGCGGGAGCTGCGGGGCGGCGATCGCGGCTCTAGTGATGGCGTTGATCGCGTTCCTGAGCGTTTCTGCGGGCGCATTCGCTCAAGGCAGGCCGACCATCGTGGTTGGAACTTTCGCGGTGGCTGAGGGCGCGCAGTGGCCTTACGACGCGGGGCAGATGCAGGCCCAAACCATCGTCGAGCTGCGCATCAAAGATGGAAAGAAATTCGACGTAGAGAACGCTGCGCCTTCGGCCGTTGGTCCGGTTTATACGCTCTCGGGCGAGATTCTCGAGTGGCGCCCGGGCAACCGTGCGAAACGAATGATCGTCGGCATGGGAACCGGCAGAGAGACGGCGAAGATCCACTACTGGCTCACCGACTCCTCGGGCAAGCGAGTCTTCGAGCATACGGACACAATTCGGCAGGCCGTTTGGTACAACGCCTACGCGCCGAGCGCTGGGCAGCTCGCTCAGCCCTTTGCCGACAAAATCGCCGAGCGACTGAAGGACTCGAGACTGTGAGCGACGATCAGAAACCGCAACAGCCAAAGGAAGGGCCACCGCCGCCTGCTCCGACTCCTCCAATCAGGCGGGACGAAAATCGCGGCAAGCCGCCAAGCCCAACCCCGCCTCCGAAAAGAGAAATCACCAAATCCTTATGAGGAGCGTGGCTAGATTCATCAGAAATGACACCAGGAGAGACCAAAAGGTCCAGCGCATGCAGGCGGCTTTAGTCGTGTTGGCGCCGATATTGCTCTCTGCGCGTTCATTTGCCCCCAGCGTGCGGGCCCTGATTAAATCCTCCAGCATGTGCCGGTCGGGGTCTTTGTACTCTTCAAGAACTTTTTCGCGGTCCTTTTCCCAGACCTGAAACTCACTCGGCGTGGGAGCGGCCCCGAAGGTTCGCGGCCACAATTCCGCAAATGCGCAGACCGAAGCGCTGAAAAGAGCCACGAGGGAAATGCCCTGGAGCCGCCAAAGCGTTGGAGGAAGTCCCCACTTGAATAGTTCGGTTGTCCAGCCGCCGAGCAGAGGAACCATAGCAAGGAAAATGCTGGTCTTCACATCGAGCGTGTTAAAGAGATCGTCTTCGCGCTCGTCCTGGCGTATCGCACAATCGGCCCTGAACTTGAGCAGTTCGAGTTTTAAATCCGTTTCGCTCATCAGGGTCTGGTCGTATTCTTCCTGCCCGATCTCAAATTTCACGGTTGTGCATTCATGGCGGCTAGGTCTGGAGGGAACGGACAAAGGTCACGGCACCTGAGGAGCCTGAGCCGGGCTCGTCGAATTCGAGCAGGATGCGGAAGCCGATCGCCTCGGCCTCTTTTTCTTTTTCAGGAGAGAGCCTTTTCCGAGGACGTCGGAGCTCCTCGAGGGCCACGAGGAGTTTTTCCTGAGAGGTGTAGACCCGCGATTCGCGCGGCTGGTATTGGTCGAATACGAGCCAGGTTATTTTGCAAGAGGGGCAGAACCGAGGCAGGGAGTCGAGCGGCGTCGCCGGCGGCGCGGTTACCCGCACACCGCAGGCCTTGCATTCCAGGGTTATTGAACGAATGTCTTCAGGGCCGCAAAGCAGTTTTCTCTCGAACGTCACGCGCGGATTCTACCACGCAGCTCTCCTCGTGAGCGTCGAGTAGCTCGAATCGCTTGGGCCACGCTGAAGGCGTGGAATTCTTTTTGGCAGGCGCCGCAGACGGCCATGCAGCTAGGACGTCGCCGGCGGTGAAACCTTGGTACGGGTCCGAACAGACTTAGCTGCGAGGGCAGCTTTCCGCTCGCGCTTGAAATAGAGCGCCGCAATTTCCTGGCCAGCAGGATCCTCGAAAGGCTCTCCGAGCAGGGAAGACAGCGAGTTGCATCCCGTCCAGAAATTCGCGACCTTTTTCCACAGTTCCAGGAATCGCTGCTCGTATTCTGCTAGATCCAGCTTCGCTTGTTGCAGGGTTTCCCTGCTCATTTTCTCCAGGCCCGTCTCCAGGTTCGTCATTTGCAGTGGCCTGAGCCGCAGACGAGGACCATAGTGACGCCCACGCCAATCGCGCCGCCGGTGGCGAGCATGTCCGCATTGTTCTTGAGCCGCGTGAAGAAATTCCCGCCTTTCGCCGCGGCCTTGTAAGCGTCGCGCTGCTTCTCGGCCGCGGAGAGCTTCTCGCCGGCGAGCCTCAATTGCTCATCGCGCGAGACGATGTCCTTCTGGGACGCGTCCAGCTTCACCGCGCACTCCTGGCACGCAGCAATCTGATCGCGCAGCATGGGCAAATCCCCCACCGGAATCTCGGCCGTCGCATCGGGCGCAGGATTCTGAGGGCTGGGAGCTGGCACAGTGATCTTAACGTTTTGAAGTGGCCCAGGGAGTTGCTTCGGGATCCAGTCGGCGATTTGCTTTGGCGTCACCTGTTTCGCCGCGCCGGCGGCGATCGCTGTCACTTGCTCCGCGGTCGCGGCATCGCGCACCTGGTCGGCTTTTTGGAGGGTGACGATTTTGGCGCTGTCCTGGTTGATGATCTGCTGCGCGCTGCTGACCGTAGCCTCGGCGGTGAGGCGCAGGTCGTGCTCTTGCATGTAGCTGTGCGCGACCAGCCCAAAGAGCAGGCACGCCGCGATCACCGCGAAGACTTCGAACTTCGTGCGTGTGGTCATTTCGATTGCTCGGCTTTCACGTTGATCTGGTGGTTGTGCCAGCCGGCATTGAAGCCGGTCGCCGCGGCCGCGCCCATAATCACGAAACCCACGAACTCCGCGAGGTAGATTAGTCCCTTGTCGGCGGTGAGCCCGGGCATCCAGCGCGGAACGGCCCAGGCGAAGATGAAATCGACAAACAGGACCATGGCCGGCTTGACGAACAGCGTTCTCCAGCCCGCTCTGGCGCACCACTGAGTGAAGGAGGAGCGGTCGCCCTCGACCGCGATGTGGTGCACGAAGATGCCGTTATAGCTGGTGATGCAGTCGGCGAGCTGGCCCGCGAGAGCCAGCGCCGCCAGGATGAGCAGCAGGATATTTATCATTTGCGGGTTTTCCTTTTATTTTTTGGGTAGAAGAATCTGGGCGAGCTCTGACTTCTTGTCTTCTGGGGCGAGGATCATCAGGGCGAGGGAGATGGCCTGGAAGTCGTCCTGCTGCTCATCGCGGATTTTTCGCGCCAGGCCGCCGACGCCATTGAGTTGCTTCTGGGTCTGTTTTTGGATCGACCACATGATCCCCGCGTAGAAGGCGATGGTGCAGGCCCAGACGATGATCTCCCACTTCAGCTCGTTCACTTTTTGGGGTTGTGGGGCTTTTTGAACTGGTCGACCAGGAGCTCGATCCAGCGATCGCTGATTTCCTTGGTGAGCTGCTCGACTCGCTCGCTGGCCGCCGCGCCGGCGTGGATCTTGGCTTCCTCGAGACGTGCCTGGAGGAGCTCGATCTTCAGGAACGGCGCAAAGCGCGCGCGGAAGTCGGCGCGATCGGGATAGAAGCGATCGTGGCGGAAGTGATTTCCGATACGCCGAACTTCCTCGACCACTTCGCGCGCGACCATGGCCAGGCGACCTTCGGGAGTCGACTCCTCGCGAATCGCCTTCAGATCCATGCGTGCTGACTTTGGTCTAGGAGAGCGGAAGCTGGTAGTACACGACCCAAATATCGAGAGTGCCGTTGCCGAAGTTTCCGTCGGCCGCGGTTGGCAGGACTTGGGCGAAGGTGGTGGCCGCCCCTGGCTGGCTGCCGATGGGCACAAGCCAGCCCGTATCGGTTGTGTTGTACCCGCTGCCCGGGGCCGTAATCGTGATGCCGGTGACGGTGCCTCCGTCGCCGACGCTGGTCACGACGTACGTTGCGTCGCCGTTGCCGATTCCCCATAAGGTTCCAGTGTCGCCTACCGCGTACCCTGCACCGCGCGAAGGGAACGATGCAGCCGTGACGCCGCTCCCAGCCAAATCGCTTTCGGCACTCAGCACCAGCGGCGAGCCTTCTTCAAATGCGCCGACCGCGTCGCTTCCATTGCCAAATAGGTCAAGGGACGTGTCGTCGCCCATCATCGCGGCGAGCGTCGATTGGAATACGGTCGCTGGTGTGACCTTGCGCGGGCCGGCTGCCGTGCTCACTCTCAGCTTTTGCGGCAGGCCTGGAATAAAGACGCCTTCGGATTGGTACCAGAGACTTCCTGGCCCATTCGTGTAAATCCACCCACTGCTACGCTGAGCGTGCATCTGCGGGCCGAATTGGTAATCGCCCATGTTGTGTCGCAGAATGGCGTGAACGGGAACGAGGATGTTGGAGTCGACGCCATTCACAAGGGTCGGCGGCGAAGTCCCGGCAGCACGCACCTGCGCACTCGCGAGCGTCTGTCGCGCGATGCTGAAGTTTGCACCGAGTCCAAGTGGAGGCGCTGAGCTCCCGCCGCCTCCTCCATCACCTCCGTTTTGCAAAGCGGTGATCGCGCTGTCGATCGTTTCGAGGTTGTCGTCGAGTACGCTGGGCCATCCAGAGCTTTTGTGGTGATCTGGAGAGCTCGTGTTCGAGAGCTCGAGTCCTAGATTTCCGTCTGTATAACCTGGATCGTCTGCCATTTGGTGCTCCTTTTTTTACGCGGTGATCTTCACTCCGAAGGTATCTTGCGCGAAACCCGCGGCGGTCCAGTCTTCGAGGGTGCGTGGATCCACGCTGAAGATGGACTGGAAAATGTTCCAGCTGTCGGCGATGAGCTGCGCACCGGGTGAATCGATTTCGTTGGTGTTTTCGCTGTTCTGGAAATATTTGGCGACCGCGCCCATTTGCCCGGGGCCTTCCGCGCAGAAGTTCACGGCCACGGAATAGATTTTTGGCGCGGAAACGGGCGGCACGGCGTAAACGTCCACATCGCCGGGATTGGAGCTTGAAACGTAGGTAGTGTCATCGTCGGGCGGGATTTCATTCACCTGCAGGAAATTGGCGCCTTTGTCCGTGCCCGCTCTGGTGAAGGCCACCGTGCTGCCGTCGGCGGTAGGCATCACGGTAAGCACCGCGGCGCCGAGTGGGGCCACCCCCAGAATGATCGAATCGGGATTGGTCAGCGTGTCGTTGCTGTTCACATAGAGATCGTCGATTCGGCCGCCGAAACTCTCCGTGTCCCCGGTATCGGAGTCTTCCCAAGTGAGAAAAGCGTCGAAAGCAATGCTTTGCACTGCACCAGACCCGAAGTCCGCGGCGGCTTTTGGGTAGTTGGTGACACTGGTCATGTTGAGCCACACCGTGCCGTCGACGCGAACGGTGAGCACGCCGGCGCCGGAATTGCTCGCGGTGACGCCCACCTCGACGTAATGCCAGCCGGGTGTGAATACCTCGGTTGAAACCGGCCCGGTTTGGACCCACCCCGGCAGGTCGTAATCGGCCTGCCAGAACTGCAGCGCGCCCTGGCCCAAGGCTGGACCTGTATCGTTGGCCAAGATGACCAGGGCGATGTTGCAGAAGTTTGCGCCGCTATCGGGAGTGAGGAGCAGGTCACACAGAAACTGGTCATTGAGCTGGTAATCGCCTTCGGAGGAAGGAGGTGGATCGGGAAAATAAAAGGCGAACCCGACGACCATGGTCTTCGCTTCGGTGAGCCCGAGGAGCGCGGCGGTCGAATCCTCGCTATCCGGCCAGACCATCGCACCGCCGCCGGTGCGGCCCGCGGCGAGAGAGATTGTCGGCAAGGGCGGTGAATCCCCCGCTCCGCCCACGAGGTTCCAGCCCTTCATGGTGGGGTCGGTGTAGTGATCGAATCCGTCGATAAAATCGGGCATTTTCTAGGTGAGGGCGATGACGTTGGTGCCGTCGCTGTAGAGAATCTTCACGCTGCCGTTGGTTACCGCGGCAGTTGATCCGCTGGCTGTTTTCACGACCAGGCTGTGGCTGCCAGTGGTGCCGTTCTCGATCACGAACAAGCGCGCCTGGCCGGTAGGCAAGATGAAATTGCGATCGGCGGTGAGCGTCCCAGTCACGCCGAAGAAAACCGCGCCGGCCAGGATGAGGTTCGTGGCCGTGTAGTCGGCGTCGGTCATGGCGATGGCCGAGTTGCCGTTTATGGCGCTATCGAGCGAATCGAAAGCGTCGTTGGCGGTGACTTCCTTTTCGTTCTGGCTCTCGGCGATGTGGGTGATGCCCAGGTACGGAGTGGCCATTCTTTTTCTCCTAAAGTGCGACTGCCGGGCCGCCGAATCCCTGCCCAACCGCAGCTGAAACCTGATAGACGCGCACGCTGATCGAAGATTGCGGCGAGCCGAAGTCGGTGGTTTGATCGGCGGCGCTATAAGTGGCTGTGGGCGAGGTCGCGGTGATCGTGCGAACCACGCTCAGCCCCGACAAGATGTTCACGTTGTACTTCTCGGACTCTTCTGAGAGCGGCACGGTGCCTGAGCCATCGACCCACGCCCCGCCGATTCGCGTCCTGCGCGTCCAGTTGATCGTTAGGTTGCTCGAAAGATCGCGGTTGCCGGTGATGTTCACTGGCGCGTAAGGCCGCAGCTCGTTGCCGTTGCTTGTGAAGCTGGTGGTCGGCGCCGAAGTGATCGCTGTTCCCAGAGTGACCGCACGAAAGAATCGCTCAACGCCCACCAGGCCTGCAGGATAGGGCTGATGGAATTGGCCGTTCAGGAGCAAGCAAAGGTCATACGTGGCGTGTGAACCGCAGGCCCACTCGGTGCCGCGGCGGCCGCGCAGAAGCCCGGAGAGCGTGTAGGTGCCATCGTCCTCAAGCGTGGCGGTCTGAAAGCGAATGATCTCGAAATAATTCCCGCCGCCAATCTGCACGGCGAGAGTGTTTGAGCCATTGAGCACCGCAAGAGCGCTCGCCGAAGAGAACGATCCCCAGGTCATCTTGACGTTCAGGGTGTTCTCGCGATCCCAGCCCCAGGGCGATCGCGGAGCTCCCAGCGCGGCGGTCGCGTAGCCGAAGGTCATCTGCGTGGTGGAACCCGGAACGTTCGAGACCGGGGTGTAGTCGCTGTCGGCGTCATCTGGCGAAGTGAAGAGTGCCGCGCCAGGCCAGTTCAAAAGTCCCGTAGAGGCTCCCCCGTAGTAGCCGCTCACACCACTCGGGTTTGCGTCTGCGTCGTTCAGGAGCGGAACGTCCAGCAGGAAGAGTATCGACGGGCCGCGAACGGGAACGAGGTTACGGACCACCTGCGCCTCCTACTCCTCCAGAGCCCGATCCGCCGCCGGCAACCACACCTCCACCTCCGCCGAGGCTTGGCGCGCCCACAAAAATTCCGATGCGATAGTTCGTCGAGTGTTCCTTCACTCCGGTGAGTTGCACGGCAAACCCCTGGCCGATGCTGTTCTCGGTGATGCGCATGGTGAAGGTGACACCGTTATAGATGAAAGTGATCACATCGGTCGGGTCGAGCAGCAGATACCAGGCCGAACCCAAATTGTACTGGTAGGAATAACGCCCGAGCCACAACAGGTACAGTCCGATGGTGGCGATCTGCTTGGCCTGGTCGGCATCGAGAGTGAGCGGAAGCGAGAGCTGGACGACGTTGTCCGAGGCCACTACCCGCGAATCGATGATCTGACCCTGCTTCGCCTGCTGGTAGTCGAGAGCCTCCTCGTTGTACATCACCTCAAAGTGGCGCGGAAGATCCCAGGCCTGCTCAATCTGCTCGTAAAGGAGCTTCGCTCCGTCCTCAGAGAGGCCGAGATCGATCTCCGGAATTTCCACGATGGCCGGAAGGCCGCGAGGCACGAAGCGAATCACGCCGCTCGATTCGCAGGCGTCAAAGAAAAACGCGCTCATCAAAGTTTTGACGATGCTGGCTGCGGGAGTCGGCCGCTCGATGATGAATCCTGTAATGTTATTCCCCATCGGCAAATTGCCTGAGGTGAGCAGAGAGGTGTCGACCTGCCCCGGAGCGAGCCCCACGCGCGTAGAGAGATCCTGCAGGATCGAAAGCGGGGCGACGGTTAAGGCTTCAATGGCGACCTGAGTGACCGAGCCGCCGCCAGTGCCTCCCCCTCCGCCGCCACCACCACCTCCGCCGCCACCACCTCCGGGATTTGGTTGAACGTGTGGGGCGCTCACAGGATTCCGCTCGTGCGGGTGAAGTTAATTTCTGCGCGAAGGTTGGGGATGCGATTTCCAAAAGTGTCGAGTGGCATGTCCTCGTAAACGACGTAGCAGAGGCCACGATTGGCTGGCGTGTACTCAAGGCCTTCAGCCGCGACGATGGTCGGATCGGGGTTCTGCGCTTCATCGCCCGGGTAGATAACGGGCAGCGGGTAGTACTGCTCGAGAGTGAGCCAGCGGTCGTCACTGCCAGGTGTGTGAGTGTCCGACTTGACGTTCACCCAAACCTGGCCGTTGTACTGCACGGTGTCGCCAGGGTTGTAGGTGACCCCGCCGTCGGGAATGTAGAGCGGATAGCTCGTCGAGATCTGCCAGATCGTTCCGGTGGTGTCGCTGGTTGGCGGCGTGCCCGTGCTGATGGCGATGGCGATATAGACCTGGCCGTCGTAAGAGACCTGGTTGCCGGGATTGTAGGTGCGCGTGTTGCTCCAGGGCGGGAAAGCCGCAGGCGGCAGGTCGCTGCCAAGCGAGCTGATCGCCGAGTAAATGAGCTTGGTGTCGCCCCAGATGCGGGTGAACCCCGCGGGGCCTTCACCAAAGGCGAAAGCAAAACTTGCTGTGTATTTGTAACCTGTGACGCTGTTGCCGCCTCCACCTGAGCCGCTGTCGATCGGCGTGGCTACCTTGCCGCTCGTCCAGATCAGCTGGCCGGCGATGCGTCCTTTTCCCCAGCCGAAAGGAATCGGAGAGCCGGGAGCGGATCCTGATACCTGCAGGTCCTGCAGCGGCGGCATGTCGGGCATGTGCCGCGAAAAGAGCGTGCCAACAGACGTTCCGATCGCAAGGCCTGCGCTCGCCCCGGAAATGACGCCTGCGAGCGTATATCCCTCGATTGCGCCGGGAATGAGAGCGCCGGCGACGGCGCCACCGATGGCAAGCGCAATGCGCGCCATTTAGGGCTCTACTCCAGGAATCGTGAAGAGAGCGGTGATGCGCCGGCGCCATGCGCCGTTCAGCAGCGTCTCGTGCACCCTGGTCGGTTTGCGGTGTCGCCAGGTATCGGTCTGGCCGCCGTTGTAGCCGTGCAGGATCCCGAGGCCGAGCGGCGTTTCGGTGATGAAGCCGATGTGAGTCGCCAATTTAGTCATGCGCATCACGAACACGTCTCCAGGCTCGGGCTCTGCGCCATCCGGTTTCTGAATGAGGCGTTCCTGCGCGATGTGGAGCATCCGGTCATCGAGAGGTTGGGCGGGATAGAAGGGGTGATCGGTGCGAAGCAGCGGAACGCCGTGCACATCGAGCAAGCTGAATTCTTCGGCGACGCAAAGCACCACGCCCACGCAATCGACTCCCGTGTGCTTTTCGCGACCTTGATTGCGAAAAGGCGTGCCCAGGTACTCGCGAGCCTTGGCGATGAGCTCAGGCCGTCCAATCAAATTGTTCGTCCGTTCCCGGAATGGTGAGCTCGGCGCGCATGTTCACGATGTTGTTGTACTTATTGAAGCAGTCGTTTTGGGTGTGGTCGCAGCCCGGGGTGATCGTGAAAGTGTCGCCGGGAGCGGGCGGAGCTGGCAGAGGGAGCTGCATGGTGAGCAGCGTCCCGTCCCAGTGATTGATCTGAAAATAGCCGCCGGCCAGAACCCCCGAGGTAAAAAGAAGCACTCCGTCATCGAACCATCCCGCCGGCGCGGGATCTCCTGCGTCGGTCGAAGCTCCGACTCTCAGAAGGCCCGTGTCGGGATCGATGATCGAAGGATCTGTGGTGATCGCGGCTACAGATCCGTCCTGCTGCCAGAGGGTGACGTCGACCATGCACTTCCACTGCGAGGTCATGTCGATGCCGTTGAGGCCCGATCCGAAAGTTGCCCGGCAGCCTGGGCCGTAAGTTCTCCCGAGAGTTTTGGTGTATTTATAGGCGAGCCCGCGGACTTCCGAGTGGAAGTTTCCGTTCTTCATCTTGAGCGTGCCGAGCGTGCCCACGGTGAGCAGGACGTCGCCCATGGTCAGATCGGCCCAATTCACGATGCGGATTTCGAGCGCTGCTTCGTCGTACTTGCCGGCACGAATATCGGCCTCGGTGACGAAATCGGATTCAAGGAAGAGATCGGCCTCATGGTTATCCGGGGTGAGATCGGATTTGCCGGCGCGCGCGGAGAGCGTGAAGCCGCCCAGGGCTTCGTAGATGACGTCGTTGTAGGTGAGATTTCGGTCGAAGCTGGTAAAGGCCAGCACGGTCGAGTCCTGGCGAGTGATCTTCCAGAGATACGCAAGGGTGGTCTGGCCCTGCTGCAGGTGCGCAGCGAGAGCCGTCGAGCAGGTCTTCATTCGCTAGAAGTTCGGAGGGATCACTTCGACGATGTCAACCGATCCCCAGGCGCCAATGTCGCCGGGATCGAGCTGCATATCGAGGTCGTCGGTATCGAGCCGCGCTGGATAATCGAACCCGAAAGTCGCGGTGACGTCTCCGCCCGGATCGGAGTCGAAGGTGATTCCACCGCTGGTGTGGTCGATCGCAAAGCCGGTGGTGACTTCGGTGCCGCCAACAAAAATGTGCACGGTATCGGGAAGAGAATTTCCCTGGTAATCGAGCACGCCGGACATGATCGGCTTGGAGATGGTCTGCGTGAAGGTGCGGCCGCCGATCGAGTAGTTCTTGGCCAGCTGGTAGACCAGGCCTCCGCCGCCGCGAGGCAGGATGCTCTGCAGGGTCCCCAGGTTCTGTTTTCGGTCGTTGAATCGGAAGGGGTCGGCTTTTCCGCCCACATTCAGGAACAGCGCGTAAATGAAGTCAATCCAGGCCAGACGATCGCCGGCGAAATCGCTGGTGGGCTTAAGCGAGACTTTCCAGCGCCCGCGGGAGAATCCCCAATTCCGGTTGCGCTGCTCCATCCCAGAGAAGCCCGACAGCACGTTGGTTGAGAATCTGGGCCCACCTTGCGCGCCCCAGCTGAGACCGGTGGGAAACTGGACCTCTAAAAACGCCAAGTTTTATCCGCGGCGAGAGTGGAAGCTGATGGTGCGATGAAGCTCAGCAGCAATCTGGGACTGGGACTTTTTGAACTGATCGACGTTCTGAACACCGTGCACGTGCATTTGAACGTTAATATTCTGGGCTGACTCACTGGAATGCGTGCCGCCGGCGCTCGGGACGATTGAGCCAGGTCCTTGCGGCACGAATCTTTCGGGCCCACGCTCACCCACGATGTATGAGCTCATCGGATCGACCGCCCCGCCCATCTCCCGGAATCCGCCGAACGGTTTCCCGAGAACGTTCACGCTGGCAGAAAGCGAGGAGATATTCGGGATGATCGTGCCGCGCTCTTTGGGCGAGAAAAGCTCAGAGCCGCGCTCGCCCACCAGGAACGATTGACCACTGGCGGAGCGCGTGGTTGTTGAGACGCTCGAGAATGAACGTCCGAGGAAACTCGTGGCGGCGCTGCTCGAGATCGAAGAGATTTGCTTCGAGACCGACGAGCCTCCGGCCGGCATAAAGACTTCAGCCTGGCGCTCGCCGACAACGTAAGTCCGCCCCGGCGCTACTTCGCCGCCCAGCGCCCGGTACCCTCCGAATGACTGCCCAAGAATCTTCGTGCTGGAAGAAACCGACGAGATGCTCGGAAGGATCGTTCCAGGTTGCTCCGGAGAGAAGAGCTCGGCTCCCTTTTCTCCAATGACGTAAGGGAGCGTGGTCGAGATCCGGCTGCCCTCGCGGATCCCCGCAAAGGCTCTCCCAAAAACGCTGGTGCTGCTGTTCGAGAAGGATGCTTTCGAGGATCCAGCGGAAACCGATGGCGCGTCGGGAATGAAAATCTCCGGGCGCTGCTCACCGACAATGTAAGTTCTGCCCGAGCTCACCTGGCCGCCTGATGCCTTGCCGAAAATAGAGAAAATCGATTTGAGGACGCTGCCGCCGGCCGAGAAAACATCCTTCAGCACCGAGGCGAGGTCTTTGAAAAGGCTGGAGAGCGTGCTGGTCAGGTCCTTGAAGACCTTGCTGAGCTCGGTGACGAGGTTGGTGGTGCTGGCCTGCGAGCTACCACCCTGCTGCTGAGGCTGCGGTAGCGTCGTTTGGACCGGATTAAAGAGGCTGCCGATCGCGGAAGTGGATCCTACGGTCACATGGCTCAGATTTGTCCCAGACCATCTATCCGTCGCTCCAAACAGGCTGCCAATCGCGTTGGCTGTGCCAGCAGGGCCTTGTTGGCCAGCGCCTGGGCCTAAACCCTTGCCAAAATTGAGCAGCTGGCCGGAAGAGTCGACCAAAATCACATAGAACGGACTGGTCTGGGTGCCATCGGCCTTCAGGCTGAATAGAGATTTATCCTTGTCGCTCTTGCCGGCTCCGAAAATGCCCCCGATCCAACTCAAGAGACCACCCGATTTTTGGGAGGAGTCCGGAGCGAATCCTGGCGTTCTCGCGGCTTCAGACCGGGCTGCTGATGCGACGCCGCTCCCGAAGACACCGGTCACGATGCTCGACAAGCCCTTCTGAATACCGGCCTTCAGGAGATCCTCTTCCAAGCTCTCGAATAGCTCTTTGAAGTTTCCCTTGCCGGTGACCACGAATTTCGCGAGGTCATCCTCCATGCCGTCGACCGTTTTGTGCAGCGCGTCGAACACACTTTTCCAAATGTTCTGGCCTTCGAGCGCGATCTTATTCCCGAGCTCCTTAAACCGATCTCCCAGCGACCCAATGTCGTCCGCCATCGAATCCCACTGCTCGACGAGCTTCTGATTGAATTGGTACATCTTGTCGGTAGTTTCCGCGCTTGCGTTGGCCAGGTCGAAGAGGTACTGCTGCTGCTCTTCTGAAGATTTTTCTGAGGCCTGTTTGATGGCCAGTTGAGCCGCAACAATTCTGTCGGCAGTTTCATTTTCAGCGTTCGCGAGCAGCTGAAGCCCGGCGATCTGATCCTGTGTGTTCTTGAAGGACAGCAGCGATGAGACAGCCTGGTCGGCGGCCGCTTTCTGCTGAGCGGCGTCGACTGTTCCGACGCCCGCGTCGAGCTGCGAGATATATTGCTGCTGAAGCTGAACATTCCCCTGGGCTTTCTGGAGATCGGGATCACTGTCCGGAACACCCTGTGATCTAAGCGTGGAAACGCGGTCCTGAAAGGCGCCCAGTTGGCGCTTTTCCGGTTGGATTCCAAGCTGTTGTTCAATAGCGAGCCGGCGCAGTGCATCTGCTCCGTCGATGACGGCCTGGTTGTACCGGAGCTGGTCGTCAATCTCGTGGGTCAGTCCCAAAACAGACTCTCCGGTCGCTTTCGCCGCTTGACCTGAAAACTCGGCCAGTTCGCCAACCTTTAATGTGCGGATTTTTGCGATCAGCTGGTCAAGCGAGTTTTTAAGCGAAGCAAATGGATCGCCGCCAGTGTGCAGGGCATCGAGCGCCTGCTGCAGATCCTCGACGATCTCCTTGTCCTTGCCGGTCTTCGCCAGGGCGTCGTGAATCGACTGGATTTTTGCTTCGAGGCCCGAGGCTGTCGGGCTGCTCTCGAGCGCCTGAATGATTCCGCTAAGCGTGCTCGCGTCGGTTTCAAAGGGCTGGATCTTCTCGTTTTCCTTGGCCGCCTCGACAGCAGCTTCGCCATGCGCATAAGCCTGGGCGAGATCCTGGAGTGCCGAGCTTTGATCGCGCGTCTTGATGATGAAATTCTCGATCTCCTTGTTGTCCGCGTAGCCGGCTTTATAGGCGGCGGTGAGCGTGATGATGTCGGTGATCGCGCTCTTCTCGTCAGCTGTGACGTCCCTGTGCTGGCGCGCTGCCCGAATCTGAAGTTCCGTGATTACGTTTGAAGCCTCAGCGGCAGCTGTGGCCAGAATCGTGTTCGACGCGACGTCTCCGATCGCGTTGGCGAGCGCCGCCTCCTGCTGCTGCTGGGCGAGGAGCTTGGTGATCGTCTCAGCGATCGCGTTGTTACGACCGTCAGTTGGCGAAACATCAGTTCCTCCGTCGCCTTTTTTCTTCCCTGTGTTTGGATCGTAGGTGTCGTCGTGAGGCGCTTTGTAATTGAGCGCGATGATCGCGTTATGCCAACTTGTCCAGGCCGCGCCGCTGTCCACGAGGAATTTCTTCCCCGCGGCGCCCATCTTCCCGTACGCGTCCTCCGAGTCCTGGACCATTCCATTGAAATTGTGAGCTACGATGTCGCCGAGGACTTTGAAGACCCCCTGGCCGAAGGCGGTGAGAACGGCCAGGCTCTGGTCAACCGAAACACTGATCTGCTGGTATAGCAAACCCATCGTTTCGCCTAGCTCGATGGCGCCTTTAGTGATCTCCTCGATGTCACGGAGCAGAGTGCTGGCACCGCTTCCGGTGAAGCCGTTTTCGAGTTGATTAGCGACAACCTGAAGAGAAGGCAGCAGGTCTCTAGTCAGACGGTTACTCAGTCCCTGCGCAGCGGCTGAAATTTCCCCCAATTTTTCTTCGAACTGCGCAGCGGCCTGCGCCGTCTGGGAGTCCATCACGACCCCAAGCTGCTGCGCTTTCGCGATCAGCTCTTGGATTCCAGCACTGCCGCGATTCAGAACGGGAAGCAACCCAGCGCCGGCGCGGCTAAAAATCTCCTGCGCTAAAGCGCTCTGTGCGTAACCGGGCCCCAATCGCGCGAGAGCGTCCGCCACGTCCTTGAAAATGTCGATTGTTGACCGCAGCTGACCGTTATCGGTGAGTGCGATCTTTAGCCTGGTGTAGGCATTTATCGCGCCGGCTGGAGCTGTTGCGGCCGCGAACGCTGACTTGCTCATTCGCTCAAGGCCGAGAGCCATCGCGTCTGCGGATACTCCGCTCTGTTTCGCGACAAAGTTGAGCGCCGAGAGAGCCTCGACGCTTACCCCGGTCGACTGAGAAAGGTTGTAAAGGCCTGCGGCGGATTCGGCCGTTTTTGCTGTCAGCGCCGCTGCACTCGCGGCTATGGCTCCAAGAACGCCGATTCCCGTTCCAGCCACAACGGTGAGTCCTGTCATGCCCTGGCCCATCTTTGCAAGGGCATTTGAGGCTCCCGCGACAGACTCCCCCACAGCACCGAGAGCCTGGGCGATCTGCGGGCCCAGCTGTCCAAACGGAGTGAGAGCCTTTTCGAGGGCCGAACTCAGACCCGAGAAAGAATCGGTGATGTCGCGCCCGGCCTTACGCGCCGCGGACGAGGCGGTATTCATGCTGTTGACGAAGTCCGAGGTGCTGGCGGCGAGGTTGACGAAAACCGAATAGATCGAGCTGGCCATTTACCGTGGCTCCAGGATGATCTTTCCGGGTTTGGGTTGTTTGGGCATCAGCATGGCGATCAGCTGCTTCATTTGCTCTTCTTCGCTGAGCAGCTCGGGCTCTTGCTCTGGCAGCGGAGCGAAATCAAGCGGTTCGTAGGTCTTCGATTTCTTGGGATCGCGGTGAATGTTCGCGTTGGTCGAAGCCACGATGCCGGCGCAATAGCGCAGGTGATGGAGTTCGGCTTCGCGCCGTTCTTTGAGAGACTCGAAAAGGGCCAGGTTCAGCTCGCCGATTTCGCGATCGCTGAGTCCGAGGTCGTATCGGGCGTAGGCCCAGATTGCTCGCCACCGGTCGGGTCCGCTGAGCTCTTTGCCGGAGGCGTCTGAGGGTCTGGTTGCTCGGTTGGCCTTCCTGCCTTCATATCTTCGCGCAGACGATTCAGGCGCTCTCGTTCCTTGGGCGCCAGGAAAAGCAGGTAGGCATCCCAGAGAGCCTCGAGAGCTTTCAAGCAATTCTCCTGGTTGAGGTAGCTCCTCAGCACAGGGAGCCCGTCGTAGGTGGGCTCGCCTTTGGCATCGCGCGTGTTCCACTTTGGGGTGTTCTGGCGAGCCGCAGCGAGCAGCATCGCCGAGAGCACTCTGCCGTTGAGTCCTGGCCAAACCTGATTGTTCAGAAGATCGAGGCCGGTGAGCTCCAGAATTTCATCGGCCACGTTCATGTCGAAGGCCAGCTTGAATTCTTCGGTGAACTTCTCGCCCCCGGCGTCTTCCATCTCGAGAACCAGGGGAACGGTAGGCGCAATTCTGCGCCTCAGTTGATTCGGCATTTTGGGTTTTTCTCCGTTAGGACTTTAGAAACTCAGGAGTGAAATTCTTCTCCAGGTGTTGAGCGCGGTGCAGATGTAGAGATACATCTCGTCGTAGGCGAGGCGCCCAGGCTTTCCAGCGGCGGTGGAAGACGCCGGCGGATCGACCAGCTCGACGAACCGGCCGAACATCATGCCAGTAGGCGGACGGTGGTCTGCGGGACGTCTTATTCCGGGCTTTGGAGCTGGTCCCGCAGGGCCTCCGGGCTTGCGCTGAGGAACCACAAAGGTGGCGCGGGTCGGCGGACGCACTGGGCTCGGCACGCCGGCCGCGCTTGGTTTTACCCCTACGCCTGGGCTCGCCGCGGGTGCAGCGGCGGGCGGAGTCTTCGGATTGTCAGCCATGAGAAAAAGTTTTAGGACAGGGTGACGTTACGAAGCGACTTGACGAGCCAGCCGCCGTTGAAAGCCACGAGCTCGGCAGTATCTCCCACCGCTCCTCCGAAAGTGGCCACATGGCTTGCGCCATTTAGCCCGCTAGACGGAGTGGTGACGGTGTGAGCGTGCGCGGTGCTGGCCTGAATGGTCAGCCGCCTTCCATCGTCGCCGCCGGCAGACGGCAGCCCCGCAGTTGGCAGCGCGAGAGTGGCCGCAACCACGCCCGAACCGTTCAGGAAGACCGTGCCCTCTTTATTGTTGATCGCTCCACTGGCAGTTTTGTTTTCAACCCCGCCGATGGCGACGTCGATCGCGTCGAAGTCCATGTTGTGGTTCAGGTTGGTTCCAATGTCCGGGCTGTTGCTCGAAAGCTTGCTCAAACCTCGGTAAGTCGTAGCACTCAAATTTTCACCTCGCGTGTTTTTTCAAAAGGATAAAAAGAAAAACATTCCGCACGGCGAGAAAAATCCCGCCGGTCTGCTTGGAACTCTCGCCGCGCGGTCTAAACCCACACTGCCCGGGATATTACTACAGACTTACGATCCCGGAGTGAAGGTCATCGGGCCGGTGATGGTCAGCTTGGCCGATTTCACGCCCGCTTTGTCGGGCGAGAGATCGAAGTCGTCGCTCGACGGGAAGGCATCGAAATCGAGCGTCCCATAGGTTCCGGGAAGCACGATGCGCCAGGGGCTGATCACCTGCCCGTTGAAATCGTCCAAAAAGTCCTGCTGGGTAGCGTCGGCCGGATTCCAGACCATGTCGATCGAGAGATCGCCGCCATCGAGCAGGGTGGGCAAGTACTCCCGGAAGTTTCCGGTCGAATCGAAGTTGGTGATTTCGTCCCGGTCGGACTTCGAGCCGGAACGCGTGATTTTCTTAACCTGGCCAATTTTCGTGTAGACCACCGGGTCGCCAGCGCCCCGTTGAAGCTGCACACTAATACCTGCAAATGCTACGGAAGGCATTTTCGTTTTCTCCTGTTTTTGTTTAGGTGGGGAGCGGCGCTGCAAATCCCGGCCGCCGCTGGCACAGCGGGCAGGGAAACTTTTAGGTTCCGACGTCGTCGTAGGTGCAGACGAACTCGATCGGCGTTTTGTAAATTCCGGGGCTATCCTCGAAGGCGTCTTCTTCGTTGGCCGCCTTGATCATGTAGACGACTGAGCCATCTGAGAGCGTGCCCTGGAAGCCCTCCAGCACCTGGCGAACTTTGCGGGAGATTCTCTTGGCATCGACCGGATTGAGCGCGTAGCAGCTGAACAGCAGACGATCGGCCTCTCGAAAGGTCATGGGGCCGTCCAAGGTGAACAGCGTTTCCCCGCCGGGCAGCTGGTTAAAGACCATAGCCGGATAGAGCGGCATCTTGGGCAGAGTGTTGGGCCACACCCCGGTGCTCTTATCGCTGCGGATCTGGGGCGTGCCGAGCAGGCCCTGGATGTCGCTCGAAGCGGTCAGCAGCGTCCAGAGACCATCGATGAGCATCTAGCTTCCCTTGAGCCCTGCGCGCCTGAGCGCATCGCGCACGAAATTGATGAAATTATTTACGACCTCGCGTTCTTTCGACTGCGCCGCCGGCAGCGCGAACGATCGCGCGCGCATGCGCCTCGTGCCGCGCTCGAGAAAGAGCGCCCAGAATCCCTGGCGCTTCACGCCCACCTGCGCTTCCCCATCAAGGTCACTGTTGGCCCGGGCGCTGATGCCGATGTGCTTCGAGATGTAGCCGACTACCGTTTCCGCGGCGGTCCTGAACCGCTTTCCGCGAATCTTGCTGCCTTTTTTGAAGTGGTGCGGGCCCTTTGGTACACGCGCTTCCATCTCATCGCGCCAGGGCTCGACCGCTTTCCCGAGGCCGCTATGCATGATCTCTCTCGAGGCTGCCAGTGGCGCGCGCTCGAGGTCGCGACACAGCTCATCAAGGCCGTCAATCTTGAGAGTGGTTCGGATGGCCATTTTTTCTTTAGCTGACAGGAGAGTTGCCGGCTTGCGCGACCGAATCGTTTCGCTCTTTGCAGAGCAGGACGAGAAAACACTTCCGCTCGTCGGGATCGAGCACGACCTGAATATCGAATTGCCGTTTTCCGTACCAGACGCCCTGGTTGGCAAGGATTCCGGGGCGCCAGCGAATGGTGACCTTGTGGCTGACTTCGGCGACTCGCTGCTGCGCCGCAAAAAGCTCTCTCCCAGTGAGCGGCTCGATTGCGGCCCAGCAATTGGCAAAAGCATCGCCCTCGCCCTGATCGGCCCACCCTGCGTTTCCGGGATCCTGCTCGGTTGAGCGATTAAAGATCTGGATCCGGCAATGCATCTTGCCGATGTCGATCGGCGAGTAGGTGTCAGAGGGCATGAGAATGGAGGCGGAGGCGTCTCGTCTCCCAGGAACGCCGCCTCCCCGGTGATGCTATCGGCCCTTTGAAGAGGCCGCCTGGGTTCGGAGTCCTGGGAGCTAGTTACTGAACCTCAAAACGGTGAACTTGACGGTTGCGTCGTCCGCGCTGACGTAGGCGTTCCCGTCGGTCTGTTTCCAGCCGGCGGTTCCTCCGCGGAAGCTGAATGCGACTTGTGCGCCGGCCGCGACCGCATAACTGGTCACGTCGCCGAGTCGCCCTTCCTCGTCCGCGACCGATGAGATGGTGATGTGGTGCGCATCTGTGTCGGTGTTTTCGGCGAGCAGGACTTCGTGGCCGGTGAGCGGGAATTTATTGCCGTTGCTGGTATCGGCCGCGGCCGGAACGTAGACGAGATCGCCAGCGTTGATCGTGCCGTAAGGCCCTTTGGGTGTAACGGGTGTCAGAGCTGTTCGTGCCATTTAGAAAAATCCTCCTTTGGATTTTCCATCAGCAGCCGGCGCCCGAATCATTGACCACCCGCAAACTCCAAAGCAAGTTTTCCGTGTGTTCAGGGATTTTTTTGAGGTCCTGCTGCGTGACGGTGTTTCTGTTTTCGTAAAAGTTGGCCGCGCCGTGAAGGATGGCGACTTTGGCGCGCGCCGGCACCTGGGCGCCGTCCGTGCCGTAGCCGAGGGTGTGAAAGATCTTCACGGCCTCAAAGCCCGGCGTGTAAGCGGGCCAGGTCTGATTGAGCAGCGGGTAGATGACCGCCGGCTCTTCCGATTCGTCGACAGTGAATCCGGCGGTGGGCGCCGTGCCTTTGTTTTTCCAGTTCATCGGACCATCTGCGGTGATCGCGTTCAGTGAGCCCGAGAAAGTTGGTTCGCTTGCCCCAGTCGAATCGACCTGCTCATCGCCCGAGTCAGTTTCGGCGATTGAATCGACCTGCTGAATATTTCCGTTGGGGTCTTTAATTTGGTAGCCGACGGAAACCTGCGTGTTGGCTTGCCAGGAGTCTAGGGTGGGCTCAAGGGTTTGCGTGGTTCCGTTCACGTCGATGTACTCGATGCGGTCTACTGAGACGAGAGGAGCTCTGCGCAGCCGGATGCCGGGGACTCCGTACCACCTGGAGCGCGGGTACCAGTAGCGATCTTCTCCCCAAGGCCAGCAGCAGGGCGGAAAGCTATCGAGGGCGAGAACGTACTGCGTGTTGATGAACACGCGCCTGGTGAAGTTCTCGACCGCCTCGCGAGCGGCGGTGAGGTAGAGCTGGATCAGATCGTCGTCGACCGACGATTCCTGCTTCAGGTGGTTCTTCACTACGGCCAGTTCTACCGGCTCAACGGCCGGCGCTTTGACGACTTTGAGAGAGATCACGAAGATTTCGCTTTGCTCTTCTTGCCGAAGATGACGCGCTTCGCGGGATTTTGTGCGGGCGAGACCGCACGTTCGGCCGCCGGCTGGACTGCAGCGGTTTCGACGTTGTTTTCGGGCACGAGCTCAACGCGGCCGTCGCGCAACGCAGCAGCCGCGGCGTGCGGATACATCTGCTGCACGCGCCCTGAAGATTTCACTCTCACTGTGACCATTCGATCGGTTCGCATATTTTTTATTCCCTCCGGTCGGAAAGCGCGGGGGAGAGCTTGGGAGCATCTCCCCCGATTTGCCAGAATCCGCTTCCCTCTCGGCTCGCTCCCTCCCCTTTGGCGGAAAACTGAGAGACGAAAGATTTCCCGTCAAAAAAGAGCGGCCGAAACTTTGGCTTAGGCCTGGACGAGCGCCGCTACCGGGTGCGAGCCGGCGTCGATCATGTTGCCGCCGTAGCGAGCGAACCCGAGCCAAGCCACCTGCCCGAAATCGATGTAGCGTTCGGTGATGCGCACGGTCGCGAGCGGCTTCACTCGGCGAATCATGTACTTGCTGAGCTGCCCGAACAGCACGGTCGCATTGCCGGTCGAGATCGCGGCCATATCGGGGTTGATGTAGAAGGGGTAGCCGAGCACGGTGTCGGGAGCGCCCACCTGCAGGCTGGTTTGCCACAGCGGGCGACCGTACTTGTCGAGCTCATTTCCGAGTGAGAGCAGGGTCGAATCCGCGAACATGAACTTCGCGCCCTGCCGGTATAGCGGGTCTATCTTGTGGACCAGGCCCAGCAAATCCCCGAAGCCCACGCTATTTGCCCCGGTTTCGCTGCCTCCGTCATTTGCGGCAGATCCCGCGGCGGTTACCGTTGCGCCAGTTGCGAGCACGGCGGTAACGATTCCCCGCGGCTGGCCTGTCCCGGTCCCGACGGTGAAGTCGAGATTGAGCTTCCGGGCGAGACGCAGAGCGAAAGCGTCGGAAATGAAGTTGTCCAGATTGAAGACCGAATCCTGGACCAATTCGAGCGAGGCCTTCACCATCCGGGTCGAGTACTTATACACAGTGAGTTGCACCGTGCCGACCGTGATGTCTTGCTGGCTCACCTGCTGGTTTTCTCCGACGATCTCAGCCATCACGCTTCGGTCGTCTGAAGTGGGGTAGCTGAGTGGCGCACCGGATTCGGTGTCGATGAACGTACCGACCTGCATCATCGGACCGATGGTCTGGATGGCTATGTCGATTTTGTTCTGGATGATCGGAGGGACCAGGTATCCGCCGGCCGCACCGCTGGCGACGTTCATGTCTCGGCGCTGCACGTCGCTGAGCATGGCGAGCTTCCGGTCTTCCATCGGAACTTGCTCGACGTCCTCGGTGACCCGCATAAACGAGCGGAAAGCCTTGGCCGCCCGCTCTTCGCGGTTCTTCTTCTCGTCGGCCTTGCGCTTTTCGCCGTCCTCTCCTGCTCCCACTGCGGCTTCGGGCGGACACGTGGTTGTGCGGCCTTCCTTTTCCGCGGCCTCGACTGCTTCGTAGCGCTCGATGTCCGACTTCAGTTCCTTCGAGCGAGCGATTAGCTTGTCGAGCTTTTCGCGGTTCTCGGCGCTGATCCCTGCCTTGGCAACCTCTTCCATCTCGACATGGACCTTTTGCCGTTCCTCTCGCGTTTCACGCGCTTTGGTGAAATCCATTGCAGTTTCTCCTCTGGTGGTTTTTTGTGGTGCGGCCCACCAAAGGCCCTGGCCCCTAGCTGCACGCTTCCGCATCGACTCGCTTGGGCTGTCACGCCCTAGCCGCATCCGGCGCGAATCGAAACGGGGTGAAAATGAAAAAGGCGGCTCGGGACTGCAGCCGCCTTCAGAAATTTTGTTTTGTGATTGAGTCTTAGCTCAGTCGCTCGATCTCCACTCGCCTCATCAGGTCTTCGAACTCAAGCTTGTCCGAGGCCACTTTTGCAGAGCGCGTTCCGTCGTGATCGCAGTTGGCATCCGCGCAGCTCGCTGAGCAGCCAAGGCAATTGCCAGCCTCACAGTCCGGGCAATCGCACGCGCAACCGAAAGTTCGCCGTGAAGTAAGGGCTCGCTTGGAGTCATCGGCGCTCACGTCGATGCTGTGGGCTTTGGCTGCGGCCATGATCTTGTCCCACACCTTCGATTTCTCGGACGCAGGGATCCCGTCGGTCTGATCGAATCGGGCGATCGCATTTCGAATGTGCGAGGCGGTTTTCTCGTCGGTTGAGAACTTGATGGGCAGCTTCCAGGTGGAAGTGTCTTCGGGATCGCCCACGTAAGCGAAAGCGCTCGCCGGCAGATCCTCTCCGGCGACGCTCTTGGTCTTCACTGACCCCGAGCGAATGAGGTACCCGCGGAGCTCTACGGGAACGTTCGGAAAAAATGATCTCGCGCTGACCAGTGTGTCGGGATACGCCGGCATGGTGACCGGGCCGACGTCGTAAAGATCGACGTCGAGCAGGTCGCGCATCAAGATCGCCGAGCCGTCATCATCTGCGCCTTTCTCAAAGCGCTGGCCTTTCTCCTTGTCAGGAATGCTGAAGCTGAAGCTGCAGCCTGTGATGTCGCCGCGCTCGATGTGCTTGTGAACATCGCGACCAACCGTTGTGTCGGCCACGTCGATGTCGTAGTGCAGCCCCTGGCTGTCTTCAGCGATGCGCATGGTTCGAGCACTAGTTCGGCCAAGCACCAAATTCGCGTCGTGGTTGAACATCCCGAAGACGTCCTGATCCTCCTTGACCGCTCTCGAGAAGCAGCCCGCGCGGACCGTTTCCTTGAATCCGCCGAGATTGAGCGAGCGCTTCCCGAACACCGCGGCGTAACCCTCAATGCCTTTGCCGTCTTTCCTCAGCCGAACTTCGGCGCCTGGAACGATGCGAAATTCTCGGTTCATTGTGCGTTGCCTCCGGTCAGCTCTTTGGCGCGGTTCACCGCCGCGTTCCTGAAAACCTCGATGGAAATCGCGCGCACCGCTCTGAACAGCTCTTTCTCGGAAATCTCGTCGGCATTTCCGTTGGCCGATTTCCACTCATCGAAGCGCGTGCGCATGGCTTCGATATAGTCGGCGAGGAACTTGAGCGAGACAGGCTCAACGCCGTTCGGCACCGTTCCGCGGCCTTCGTGAGCGGCGACGATGTAGAGCTGGTCGCCAATGGTCTGGAAAATGGGCAGGAAAGCGCGCTTAAAGGCATCGGGATCTGCGGTCGATCGAGCAGTAATCCGCCCGAAAGCGTCGTTGAACAGACGCGAATAGGCCTTCACGAAGCGGGTGCCAAGCTTGCCATCCGCCGGCTTCTGCTTCCCTGGATCCTGCTGGTCCTGTGAATCTCCCGTCGCGGCTCCCGTGGGATCGCCGCGTGTGGCCAGGCCTGGTCCTTGTCCAGGGTCGATAGCGGCCGTCGCCGCGTCCTGCATGTTGATCTGCACCCAGCAAATGTCGGCCCAGGGCTCATCGATGGGGTTAAGGCCTTCGGCGACACGAGTGTCGTTGATCGAGAAGTAGCCGGACTGGTGACCGCTCGAATAAAACTGTGTGCGGGATGCCGCGTCGGCAAAGATCAGACTGCGAAGATCGAAGCCGGCGAAGAACTTACCTGCAGTTGGCCCGGTGGCTGGAAAAACCTTACGGTTGATTTCCTGCTCCCAGAGTTTCGCCGGCGGCTGCATGGTGTAGGTGACGAACTCACCGCCCAGTTGCTCGGTGTTGGCCCGGTTCGATTTTTCCGGATCTCCGACCATGTGCGGCGGAACGGACCAGAACGAGCAGATTTCGATTCGCTGGAATTCCCGGCTTTCGAGGAGCTGGGAATCGACAGCCGAGGACGTGACCGTCTTAAGGGTCATATTTTCTTCGAGCACGATGGCCTTGAAGGCGCGCCGGCCGCTGGCCAGCCACTCCCACTTTTTCTCGAGGCGGTCCTGAGCCTCTTTGCTGAGGGTGGCAGGATGCGAAATAGCCACACCCGGAAAGGCTCCGTTCCGGAAGAACGACGACTCGTGCAGCTCGGCGGCGAGGGCCAGGCCCACAACCTGGCGTGCGAGCTTGACCGTGCGCAAACCGAGCCGACCGTCGATCGAGAGCCCCGGCATGTGAACCATGTCCTTGGCGAGAATCACTCTCTCTGGGCCGCCAGAGACCTGCTGCTCGGGATTTACGCTGGATGCCGAAGTTCCCTCGGTGGTTTTGTAGACCAGCTTGTTTTTGGGAATGTTGATGTACTTGAGCCCGATGGGCGTGTTCACCGTGACGCGCTGATCGCCCACTGGCCTGTAGGGCGAAGTGAGGTTCGGATTGCGCGGCCAGAAGGCAACCGGCCGGTTGTTGTTGTCCCGCTGGATCTCGATATAGGCATTGCCCCAGAGCATGTAGTGCGCCTGGAGAGTCTTCCGAAAAGTGAACGAGGACATTTCCTCGTTCGGCTCTTCGGCCAGCAGGTAGTAGAGCGGATGGCTTTCGGCAATCAGCTTCCCGGGAAGCCGGCCGCGCTGGGTGTAAGTGCGTTCGTAGACCTGGAGCGGCAGAGCGGCCATCGCATTTGAGACCAGCTGCACGCAGGCAAAAACGGTGGCCACCTGCAGGGCGCTTTCCTCACTGACCGGAATTCCGGAATCGGTAAGCAGCGTGTCCCTGAAGTAGGTGGCTAGGGCCTGACCCAGCGGGATCTGAGGGTTGTTGATGTTTTCCATCGAAGCCCTCAGCTCACGAACCAGCATTACGCTGCGCCTCCGCTCGCCGGCGGCCGCGGTTTGGGATTTGCCCGGTAGGCCCACCACAGAAGAGCGAGGCCGGCGACGATCATGGCGTGGGCTGGAGATATTTTCTCGATGCCCCAGAGCAGCAGCACTAGCCCTGCGAGAAACGCCACGTCCTGGCCTACCTCAAACTTTTGGTTGGGCGTCAGAGCGTCACCATGTCTTCGTTTTCGTACTTCGACTTCTTTCTCACTGGAGCCACGATCGCTCTGGCCAGGCCGTCGATGACCGCCGAAATCCCGTCTATTTTTTCCGCGCTTTTTTTCTTGTTGGGTCGCATGTATCCGCCGGCGTCGATGTCGACGACCAGGTTCGCGGCGTTCCAGGTCAAAACCGGATTCCCCAGGTGATGGAATTTCCTGCTGGCGACCAGGGCGAGCAGGGCCTTGGTTGCTTCCGATAGATTTGCGGTGGTTTGGCGCAGCTCAACCATCGGGACGTTTTCACCGGTGAGCTCGACGGCAAGCTGGGTCGCGTTGAATGGGTCGTAGGCCAGTTCCTCGATCTGGAAATTTGTGGCGTCCTCGAGGATCTGCTTTTTGATAAAGGCGTGGTCGATGACATTCCCAGGGGTGGCCCGAATGAATCCCTGGCGGACCCAGACGTCGTAGGGAACGCGCTTTTCTTTGACCCGCTCTTTGATGGTGTCTTCCGGGAGCCAGAAGCGCAGGAGCGCGATGTAGTAATCCCGCTTCTCAGGTACCGGGGGAAAAATAAGAGCTTCAGCGTTGAGATCCTGCTTTGCACCGAGGTCGAGGCCGCCAAAGCACCGCTCGCCGCGAAGTTCGCGTTCCATTTGTTCGGCGAGCTTGGCGGGGTCGGCGTTTTTATCGACCGCGGCGCGCCACTGATCCATGGGGATGACCCGGCTGTCTTGCTCGGTCCAGACGTTGAGCGAGTACCGGAGGAAGCCATTGAGCGAGCCGGGCATTTGCTTGGCCTCGTTGGCCATGTCCCGGAGCTCCTCGAGTTTCGCGGAAACTCCAAGGTTCGGATTGGCTTTGATCCAGTTGCGCTCATCTTCCCAGTCGTCGTCTTTGTCGAGGCCGGCGATGAAGGCGAAAAATTTGTCATCGACGAGGCTTCCTTCGAGAACCCGCTCGCCGTGCTCGTGCTGTTCCCAGCAAATGCTGGTGCGGTCGTAGCCGGCGGTGGTGATGGACACGAGCAGGGGCTGCCGGCGCGCGGTGCGGCCATAGTTGAGGACTTCCCAGACCGTTCGATCGGCGTGGACATGCAGCTCATCGATGATCGCGCCGTGTACATTTTTGCCCTGATTGCGGTTGGCATCGGCCGTGATTGGCTGAAGTTTCGAGGCGGAATTCGGTATGGTTAGGCTGTTTTTTACCCGGGCCAGGCGCCGGTCGATCGCCGGCGAGCTCGCCGCCATCCGCTCAGCCTCGTCGAATACTTCCTTAGCTTGTTCCTTCGAGCTGGCTGCGCAGTAGACTTCGGCGCCCTTCTCGTCGTCGGCCAGCAGAAGCTTGAGAGCGACGCCGGCGCAGAGTGTCGACTTGCCGTTCTTGCGCGCGATCTCAATGTAAGCGCGGCGAAAACGGCGATAGCCAGTGTCGGAGTGAACCCAGCCGAAAATGTTCCAGATGATGAACTGCTGCCAGGGCGCGAGCCGAAAGATTTGGCCTTCCCATTCGGCTTTGTGCAGCCGCAGGAAGCGGAAGAAATCAATGGCGTGCTCGGCAAGGTCCCGATTGAAGCGAAAGCCGCGCTTCTCCGCGTTGCGCAGATCATCGATGTGCCGCTTGGCCGCGAGGCGTACCCACTTCGAGCAGACGATCTTTCCGACAGCTGCTTCGCGCGCGTAGGTTTCGGCTGGATGTTCAATTGACCCGATTTATCTCACCCAGCCGATCGGCATATTTATCGAACTGGTCCTGCTCGATGGCGATGCGCGGCGCGGCGATGCTCAGCTTCGATCGCGAGGCCGGGGTGAGTCCGAATTCCACTTCAATCCTGAGAATATTTTTAAGTTCAGCCTGAGCGACGGCGATGGCTGGATTTTTCCCGGTGACCCGCGTTCCCACCTTCACGTTCTTTTTCTTTTTTCGATCCCACTTATGAATCGGTTCGACGATGAGCAATCCGCGCTTCGTGATTTCCGCCTGAGCTTCGACCCAGCGCGCCCAGGAGACGCACAGGCAGGCCAGCGCTTCGCCGTCGATCTTGGCGAGCACGCCCATGGCCTCGAGCTCCCTCGAGATCGAGTGCCATTTCTCGACCGCAGCCTCGGGCATCCAAGCGGGCATCTCTGGAAGGCCCAGCGAGGGCTTGGGCTCGAGCTCATTGAGCGGTCGCTTGCCAGGATTTCCGCGGAGCTTCTTGACCGCAGTGGGAAGCGGCCGGCGTCCTCTACCCATCGAACACCTCGGCCTCGTACCGCGGTATCTTCACCACAATCTCTTTCTTGAGGTTCGCGCACTCCCGCGAGGAACACACCACCACGCCCATTCCAAATGGATCTTTGGGGTCGGGATCCACCACTCGCCTGACGGTGAGCAAAGCGCCGCAGGAACAGAGCACCCGCGGCTCCATGTACAGCGGCGCCGGAGGCGGGTGTTTAGGCATGATGGAAGGCGTAAAAAACCAGGTACGTTGCGAGAGTCCAGCCGACGTCGGCGCCGAGAATCATGCTGCCCACCAGGCCGACCGCCGCGGCGAAGATCCACTCGGCCCTGGTGGTGACGGCCGCTATTTGCTCTTGAGAAATCGTGCGCACGAATTATTTAGATCGAAGCGAAGGGCTGCAGTTAAAGCACTCGATCAGTCCCTTCACGTTCCGGCCAAAGCCGGCAACCTCGAGGCCGCACTTCGTGCAGATGTTCTTGCCCTCCTGGAGGAGAGCCCTCGGCGCCTGCTTGAACAGGCTCTCGAGCTCGTCGATCTCGAGGCTGTGGCCGTTGTGCGCGCTCATAAGCTGGTCAAGGCGCGTTTCAACTGCTGCGACCCGGGTCGCGTTCTTGCGCGAGAGGAACAGCGCCAGCGCGGCGCCGGCAAGCGAGGTTCCGGCCAGCACGACGATCAGATAAATCACTATCCGACTCCCAGGGTGCCCAGCAGGCTCGGAATGCCTTTGAAGGTCGCAACGCTCATGCTCCCGCTGGCAGAGTTCGGGCTCACGCTGATCTTTGCCGTGGAACCTGTCAGGATCGAATTCACGATGATGTGTCCCGCGCCGGAGTACAAACCCCCCGAGGGAAGCCCACTGCTATCGGTGGTGTAAGTCCCAGCAGTTCCTGAAATGGTGTGCGTGTTGGTGAGATGGGCCACACCGCCAAAAACTAAGACGATCTCGTTGGCCCACGTGGTGGTGAAGGCCGCGGACGTCAGCGAAGAAACAGTCGAGTTAGTTTGGAATCCGGTTGCTACGTCGACGGGCGAAGGCAAGCAGCCAGTGATCTCCCATACGGCGAGGCCGGTATCCGCAAGGCTTCCTGAAAGAGTCACTGTGATGGCGTCGGAACCCGATGGCGAATTCACCCCAAGATAATAAAGGGCCACGGTCTGAGCGGAATTGGGAGTAAATACGGTTCCCGAAATTAGGCTCAGCGATTGGCCGGCCGCATTTTTTACTGAGCTAATGGATTGCGCGGGCGCGTAGCGAATCCCAGCCACAATCAGACTTCCGAGTGCCGAAGACCACGCACCTGAGCTGAAGCTCGACGCCGACGACACGCTCCCGCCAGTCGCGAAATTTCGTATGGCGATCATTGGACGAAAAAATTCACATGTGCCCCGCTGCCGACTGCGGTACTACCCGTGCGCGTGGAAGTGACCGCGATGGTGATTGCTGTTCCGTGCGCCGCTAACGCGATGGGTCCTACGGGCATGTTGGAGCCCGCGCCTGCCGGAACTTCAATCACCCAATCCGGAGTGGTGCTCCCCAGTGTGACGCTGCCCGTCGCTTTGTTGAAAACCTGCACGTAGGCGGGTGCGGAGTTGGCCGCGCTACCGATCGACCAGCCATACACCTGCCCTGCGCTTGTTTTCACCGCCGTGGCCGTGTTGCTGACCAGCGCGCTGAAGGGAAGGCCCAGGCCGCCGCTCGTCGCTGGTGCGACACTGATCGGCTGCGTTACTGCCGACCCGTCGACTTTGAGTGCGTTGGTGTTCTGAGGCTGATCGGTGGCCAGGACGACGCGTTGAGTGCCGCCGTCTTTCGTTCCGCTATTCGTCGAAACTGTGGCGCCGTTGAGCTGGTCTACATTCGTAGAAGCGTGGCTCGGGGGATTCGTTTGAACTTTGTTTGCGGAGACTGCTCCGGCCAGCGTCGCGAGTGCGCCGCCCGTCTCCTGCGCGGCATTTGATGGCAACAGCGGCGTTGTGACGTTCGCTGGATCGGTGCGCAGCGGATAGGTTGAGCTGACTGCGCGGAGCTTTCCATCGGGGTCGATAACCGCGATAACAATCCCGGAAGTCGGAGCGTCGTCACCGAGCGCGCCAGTGGCAGCGCTATCTCCACCACCGCCTCCCCCGGAAACGATCGCGACCGGCAGCGGATTGTCTTCCGAGGCGGCCTGCGTCTTTCCACCGGCGTCCTTCGAGCCAATTACCGTCGCAGAGTCTGGAAGGTCGTCGCCGATGGTGCCGACCGAGGCGTTGTCGCTCGATCCTCCGCCGCCGGATACGGAAATGTCAGCCGGCGGGCTGAACGGAGCTCCGACGCCAACGACCGACATCGTGCCGGACCCTGAGAACTCGGTGCAGGTCAGCCGGTAAGTGGCCGCCGGCGCGATGACGAACGAGAAAGTTGGGTCAGCGATCGCGTCCCATTCATCCTCCTGGGCCGCGAAGGCGTCAGCGCCGTCGATCTGAACTTCGACTTGGAACTTTGCAGCAGCGACGCTGCCGGAAGGGAAAGCCTGCGCGTGCATCGACTCAACCGACTGCGCGCGGCTGGTGTCGAGATAGAACTCTATCGAGGAGCCAACGCCTGTTCCTGCGCAGTTCGATACCAGGACCAGGCCGCGCTGGCTGGGAATCATTGTTCCGTTCGGCATTTTTTATTTTTTAGGCGTTCGCCTGCAGCTGGCGATCCTGCTCAACGAGTGAAGCCAGCGTAGTTGAAGGATCGACCCCAAGCCTCTGGGCCACGTTCACTGCCCAGGTAGGATCGCCGCAGTATTTGTAAGCGACTTGGTCGAGCGTCAGGCTGAGCGGATAAACCTCGCTCGCGCCCGAGAGCATCCGGCGAAGTTTTCTCTTTCCGGCAGCCCATCCATCAGCCGCCGTGGCGTAGATGGTGATCGGAGCGCCATGCGGACCGCCCGTCCGGATGACTCCGTGGCCGATGTCGCCTTCGTCGGTTATGTCGAGAGGATTGTTTGCACGCTGCGGGACGGAGCCGGGCTTATTGAAACCTTCGGCTTCCGCGATGGCTTCGGCAAAACGATCGATGAGGCCAGGCGAGATCAATTACCGGCTCGTGGGCTATTCCATTGCACAAAAAACCCTGATTTTTCTAATTTCGCGGGAAAACGCGCGTTGGTTGCAAGCGGTCCGCAGCGGGCCTTCGTTTCGCAGAACGACAAGCCCCTACCCCTTGAACCCAACATCTTTGGTCACTGAAATCCTTGGCGTCTGCTCATCGGTTCGCACAGCGCCCACAAAAAGCTTGCGCAGATCGCGCGGCGCTTCTTTGGGCAGCGGCTTCGAGAGAAACTGCGTTGCGTCCTTCGCGATGGAGAACTTCGTCACGCGCTGGAACAACGCTTCGAATATGTGCGCAGGGCATTTCTTCTCGATGTCTTCAGCTCGCGCGCTGTCCACCGTTTCGCGCTCGCAGCGCGTAACGCGAACGATGTACTGCTCGCCGCGCGCGATCTTTGTTTTCAAACCTTGCGGCGATTCAGAACCATGCGCCTGAGTGTGATTGACAAGCGCGGCGCGAATCGTTTTCTGCTTTTCGCTGAGCTTTTCGATCTGCTCGTCGATCTGCGTGTACTCAAGCGCCAAGCAGTCGATGTCCGCTGGAGCGAGCGGATACACGACGCCGATCAGCGGATCGGAAATGGGATCGACCTTTGCCGCAGCTTTAGGCATGGGCAAGCGAACTCCTCGATTGGTTTGAGACCGGCTGTGTGCGCTCTCTCGCAGTCTTTCGCGAGTGGCACGAGTGACATGCGCCCTGCAAGTTCTCGGGCGTGTCTTCGCCGCCGCGACTCTTCGGAAGGATGTGATCGACATCGGTACTGATTCCGAAACCGCGACAGCTGTGTGGGTCGTCCGTCTTTCCGATCATACACAATGGATCGCGCGCCAGAATCACCTTTCGCAGCTTTTCCCAGCGCCGGCCGTAGCCGCGCTCGTGTGCCGTGCCGCGATATTCAGGTCCTGGCCGAACTGAATGCTCAGCGCACAACGTGCCGCTCGAACGTTTGAAGCACCCTGGTCGGCTGCAAATCTGCATCGGGCGAACAGGCATCAGTCCAAGCCTCTTTTAACGACGCGCATTTACTTCTGCGCCTCGCACGCAGTCGTGCCGTTCTCACACGCTTTGGCTTTCAGCACGGCTTCGTGAGCGCTCTTTGCCGCCTCGATCGTTTGCACGATGCCCATCACGATCGCGAAATCGGCGCCGCTGATTCGGTGGAACCAACACAGCACGAAGCTGCTGACCAGCAGCCAGAAAGCGAAGAAGGTGTGACGGCCACAGAAAAAGTCGAAGACCGGACGCATGTCACTTCAGCGTGCCTTTGCTGGCGTCGGGCTTCGATGACTGCATCCACGGCGCGCGATCATAACGGCTAGGTTCGGTTTGAACCGCTGTCTCGTCTTTAACTGCGACGTGCCGTATCCCGGTGGCTTGGTAGACATCGCCGCACAATTTCGTAGCGAGAGTGCGGAGCTGCTCATTCGATAGCTTCCCTGGAACCTGCAGGACGGCTTCTGGCGGCCCGTGCTTTGCCAAGGCTTCGTCGACGGTCATCCGCGGAAACTCTGAGGATTCTGGTTCATGGTAGCGGGGCAGCCACTTGTCCGGATACTCCCCCGGCAGCCTGACCGTCCAGTAGTGCGGATCGCGCAGATAACGCGCAAACCAGATCGCCACGGCTCCGAGGATTCCTGGAATGGCCCACGGTGCGCTTGCGCAGCCCAACACAGCGCCCAAAATCACAAAGGCGAAGCCGAACACTTCCAGCGGCACTGAAACCTCGTATTTCGCTCGCTGGCTCAACATTTGCCCCACTCGTCTCGCGGTTTACCGCAATTCTTTGAAGGAACGGCCCATTTCCTTTTCGATACGCCGGCAGGAGAGCACGAACCACAGCAGCGCAAACCACATCACCAGAAATGCGACGGCGGCGACGGCGCCGCAAATCTCAAGGAAAGATCGCAGATCGCCGTTCACGCGCTCACTCCCTGCGCCGGCCGCATATTGATCTCCCTTAGCATCAGCCGCGCCCAATCCTCGCCGGCATACACCGCGAGAGCCAGCTCCGCGCCAACGCGATAGGAAAGCCCATGGTTCAGTGACGATCCAGGCGTCGCTGGACGCCCTTCAGGCCGCATAAATAGCAGTTTGATGACGCCGTTAAGGCGCCGGGTAGGTTGTCGAAGCCACTGCACTTGCCCGCGCTTTTCGGCGTCGTGCGCCTGAGCGAAGGATCGATGCGAATGGCTTCCGTCGTGGCAGGGATGGCGCAGCAAATCATCCAGCGTCCAATCCCCAGGGATCAGACAAAGATTCTTAAGCGCCACTTGTTTTTGGGAAGGTTCGAACACACCTCAACGAAATCGAGGCGCCTCCGAGAAAAGTCCGCTGGAGGACCGGATATTGGAAGATGGCATCGAGCTTAAACGCGGTTGGAATGTGGCGCAATGGTACACGGCGCCAAAGAGTTAAGACCCCGCGAAGTCCTTAGTCTTCAATTTCACGATCAGCCTAGCTCCTTTTTTGTCGAAAAGCGTCTCTGCGGGCCTTCCCACGAGGCCTTCTGCCATTTTGGACACGTTAACCGCGCACTTTGATTTGAGTCCATTGCGGACTAGATCGGTGGCTTCCTCCAAGGTCATCTCCCCAAACGACGGCACCACATCAACCCCAAGCTTCGCGGCGACGTCGCAGACATTTTCGTAGCTGAGCCACCAAGTGCTCCCGACGAGCACGTCGAAAACGATGAGCTTCTTCTGCTGGCAATAATCGCCTCCGCCCTTTTGAATCCCAGCGCCAAATCCTTCCCCATAGATCACGACATCGGTGGCATCGGGAAAGGCTTCGCTGAGCTTCTCGGCAGTGATGTTTTCGGAGAGCCATTTGATTAGGTCCGCGTGGATCATCGCGTTGTCGCTCTTTCCCCCGAACGTGAGTTTTCCGTCGCGCCAGATGCACCGAATGTTTGTTCCGTCGACCTTTTCGGTCCAGTGCCACGTTTTCAGCAGCGAGTAGGTACGATTCTTTAGCTTTGCCGGGTCGACCTTGAACGTCGACGGGTCACGTTCGTAGAGCGTTTCTATTTTGTGGTACTCGCTCAATATTGTTCTTCCTCTCAGTCCCGCAATTTTTTGATTTCTCCCAGGGGGTCCTTCATCGAACGAAATGGACTTTCAATTTGCCTTAGCTTTTCCACAACTTGTTTCAATGGAGTCTCATCAAGCGGCTTGAAGTCGTGGATCGTGAAGC